TTTCAAATAAATTTCTTCATTCAAAATTTTATCATTTTTCATTGTTTCTACAAAGTCTTTTGACTGGAACTTCCATTCAGAACCATCATCTTTCTTATAAGTGTAATAAGCACCACCTTGTTTGATAATGTTATTTTCTTTTAGTACTTTGATCCAACTACTATAGTCCGCAATACCACTGTCAAAGTAAATGTCAAAATTAGCTTGACGCTGAGGCGGTCCCATTCGATTTTTAATAACTACGGCTTTACACTCGTTACCAATAACTTCTTCACCTTTCTTAAGTTTACCAGTGTTGTTCAATCGGACTCTTACACTACAATGATAAGCAAGTGCCTTACCACCACTAACAGTATTATGATTTAATCGTCCATTGGCATAATAATTATGCGTATTTTCGATATCAAAATCTACAACTTTTATTGGTTCGTTAACTTTTTTGAAATCGTTATGATCTTTTAAATGAATTTCAACTCCATTTTCAATAATTCGATGTAAATCCGTACCTTTTAATATACCGTCACTGTAATGGTATTCCGATGGAGTTTTTATTATAAATTTATTAATTTTATTATAACAATCCTGACCCGATTTAAAATCCCGACCATATACTTCTATATCCATATCCGATATATCTATTTCTTCAACGTTTTCGGAGGAATAATTATTTATTCCTAAAAATCTTTCCGCAAACTCGGCAATCGTTAGTTCTTCTTCTATGTATTTATCTTGTGTATTCATATATTGTTTTTTTTATACTGTCTATGTTATTTATAATATCATGTTCCCAGAAAAATAAATAAATAAATCCATTGTTTTCAAAAATTTCTTTTTTTCTAGAATCATAGGCCCATACATCTTTTACAGATCTATTTTTATGTGTAAAATCGTTTTCGTTTAAATATTTCGGATTAGCGTGCCAATAATCACCATAACATTCTACGATTAGATTTTTAGATCTTACATAAAAGTCAGGCAAATAACAAGTTTTTTTAAATTCAAAAATTTTTTCGTGTTCCCAATCTATGGAAAAATTATTTAATATACTACCCACTAAATATTCAATATTATTAAGTTTATATCCATTTAATTCAAAATTTTTATTTTTATGTGAATTTATCATTCTACAAAACATCTTTTTATTAGATGATTTTGCATATTCCCACATTTTTTTAGAAGATAATGATATTTTTTTAATTCTCTCTGGAGAATTCATCACACACTTTATGTAATCTTTATTTTCTTGATTTTTGTAGAAATCAGAAACTTTTTTTCCATGATTTTCATAAGAATAATCTTGGTTTGCTTTAATTTTGTTGACATACTCATCTTGTTTCCACAACTTTTTATTTCTAGATGAAATTTCTTTTGAATGTTTAAATCCCCAATCAGATTGTATTTTTCTAACTCTATCACCATCTTTGGATAAATAAAAGTTTTTAATACCATTCACATTATTATTTTTTAACATTTTAAGATATTCATTCAATCTCTCAACATCTTTATTATACGTTTTAATATAAAACGGTATAAGACTGTACATGCTATATAACTTTTTTCTCTCGTTATATACCTCTTCTCCTATTTCCCCCAAATAATGTATATAATATTCTTTGCCTGTTTTAGATATTTTTTTGTTATTTACAATACATTTGAGTGGAAATTCTTGAGTTTTTCTTTTTTCTTTTTTAATTATAAATTTAAAAATTGGTTTATTTTTCTTCCATTTTAAATTTATATCTAAATATTCTAGTAAAATCATATTACCTCCTACTAAGGACTTATTTAAGTATAAGTATATAGTAGGAGGAGGAAAAATTAAATTTTATATCTAATTTTTATTTTTGTTGTATACGGATCAACACAATATTTATCACCAAATGCCATAGCATTTATATTTTGACGCAGTTGATTGGTAAATACGGTAAGAACTTTTTGTTTACCAATCATATTAGTGATTTTGCGCATTGCCTTACTGATAATAATACTCTTACCCGTAGCAAATCCATCTTTACCATGATCACTCTCTAGTTCTGCCTTTGTAGAAGCAGCAGCTACAGAGTCAACGATTAATGTTAAAATACGATTTTTGTTGCTCTTACGAACAATTCCAATCATTCTTTCCATGTTTTCAAAAATATCTTCTACAGTATCTACTTGAACATATAGAAGATTTTTTAGATCTACACCAAGACTTTTCCAGAATGCTGGAGCAGCAGCATTTTCTGTATCTAATACTACAGCAATACCACCTTTTCTTTGCGTTTCTGCACAAATATGTGCGGATACTAGACTCTTACCAGTTCCTTCCAAACCGTTGAACTCAATCATTTTACCAATTGGTAATCCACCATGTGGACGATTACTAATGGCTAAGTCCAACATAGAAGATCCAGTACTAATCCAGTCACTAATATCTGCCGGATTTTCCTCTTCATCTAAAAAATAAGCAATCTTACCACCGTCTTTATTTGCTTTGTTTAATTCATTAGCCAATAACTCGGCTAATTCGTCTCTCTTCGTTGAATCTTTTTCTGTTTTCTTTTTCATAACTTTTAATAAAACTAAATAGGGGTGACAGTAATATATACTGTCACCCCATTATAAACAATTTATTTTAACTGTTAAACAAATTATCAAAAGCAGCTGCTACATCATCTGTATTTGATTTTGATGTGGTAGCAGTTGGTGATTTAGGAGCAGCAGTTGCTTTTTGATCAGGAACTGGTGATTCTTCATCAACAATAGTGTTTACACTACCTTCTGTTGGAACTGAACCATCTGGATTCAACCATGCGTTCATTACTTCCTTCAATTCGTCATAACTGAATTCTGGGAATAAATCCAGAATATTTGTTTGTTGTACCAAGATTTCCTTTTGTGAAGGATCAATTGCGACATTTGCATTTGGTTTGACACGGATTGTAGTTTCTGGGAATGATTTACCAGAATCTTCTGCGGTACGAAACTCAACTACAATATCACGACCATTAACTAGATCGGTAATATCACCATAATCAACATCGCTGATGATACTTAGAATTTCTTGGTAAACGTTCTTACCAAATCCCCAGAAACGAACACCTTCATTTTCCTCACCACGAACGAGGATAGGAGCATAGGTACGCATCTTTGGTTCAAACTTACGACCCAAAATCCAATCTTCCTTATTTCCAGTCTTCTTCATACGATTCGACCACTCAACGATTGGGTCAGGACGATTGAAACTATCAGGAGATAGATAAGTCTTGTTGTTGATGTTGTAATGGAACTTCAACTCAATAAAAGGATTATCAGGTTGATATTTGTAGGGAACGATACGAACTACTTGTTTTCCAGGCTTTGGTTTCCAAATTAGGTTGGTTTTGTTGCCTTGGTTTGTTAGAGAGTTCAAACGACTCTTTAGTTTTGATATATCTAGCATATTTTAATTAGTTAATTGTTTAATTAGTTAATTGATAATTTAATAATTAGATAACTCATTCGAATTATTAAGACAACCAATTAAGTTGTCATCAATATATATGACACTCGAAAACTTTTCAACTTATTATATCAAAAATTTTGACGGAAACAATTTTGACTGACACTTCACTGGTTAAAATAATACTGTTTTTGTAGAGATTCCAATCTAATTGAAAGGTTTTATCAAAAACTCCACCGTTTTCTTCAGCAATCAATTTGTTCATCGCATTCAAAGTATAAAGAGTATTGGTCTCTTTTTTTCTGTGTACACTAATAGTAGATTTGAATTTGGATTGATTACCGTCAAGTTCTACGTTGTATGTAACATATAATTCTTTTGGATTGTTATTATTACATAAAACAAATATTTTACCATTGACAATATAAAAATTTTTTATTTCTTTTATAATATCATTATATTCTCTTGAGTTGGTAAATGTACACAGTAATTGTTTGTTTTTCATTTATTTATAATCAATTGTTCGCCGTTCACATTCCATAGTTTACCTATGAATTGCCCTGTTGTGTCATACCAATTATTTCTCTTATTATAAAAACCAAACTTTAATGCTTCTTCTAATGTATATTCCATCGTCAATGCTTTTTCTATGGCAACTGCATCTTGTTCTTTTTCTTCAGGAGTTCTTTCATCACCTTTTGATTGTTTTACGGGTTCTGGTTGTTGAACTGGTGCAGTTTGTTGTGGTTCAAATTCAATATTTTGTTGAGGCTGTTCTGGTTGATTATCTCCAGTAAAAATATTAACTTGTCCTTTTTTAGGATTTTCTTCAAAGTGAGTACCACGAGCAATAGCTTTTTGTTTATATTCAGGAGTTGGAAATGTTACAAGAATACCATTTGAATTGTATGCTTGTCTTTCTGGGTATTTACCTTCAACCATTTTATTAAGGTATTGAGTAATAATTTTTACATCAACATTTGATTGCAACAAATATTCTCGTAATACTTCGATATGTTCTTGTTTAGACATATCAAATATACCATTTTCTATAGCAATATCGGTACTTGCTTTTTTTAAAGATTCTAAAAATATTTGTTTATTGTTCATAATTAAAATACATCCTCTTCACTTAGATTGGAACGATGAATTTCTGTCTTAAAAGAAAACTTACTTCCTCTTTCATTTCTTAATTCAATGGCAGAATAAAATGGTTTAACTTCTACTTTTCCACTTTCTTCTTCTTCTCTTATATCGAAGATAATATATAAATATACAACGAAATATGTTCCCTCTTTATTTTTACTAACTTGAAACTTGCTTAATCTAAAATTCTTATTTTCATTTGCGTCAATCAACTTCTTACCACTAGAAAATTCATTCTTAGTTCCCATTCTGTTAATAGTCTTACCATTAAACACAATAATAGGAAGTGTATCATTGTTTCCGAAGATTGCTTCTGCTGATATTTGACTTGCAAATTGTATAAACTCTTTCTTAATTTGATCTTCATTACCAACATTTATAAATCTATCTATGAACTTTTCATAAAATGTAATAGCTGCAATATTTGAATTAAAAATATTCATCGGTCTAAAAGTACCTTTATTCAAAGGAATATCACCTTTAATTGACGTATTAAAATATTCATTGTAAACTTTTAATGATGCATCTCTTACTTGTTTTACATCATCTGGCCCAGTTCCAATCAATTCAACCATGAACAAATTCTTATTATCAATCAATCTGACCTTTTCATTTATAGTATTAAATAATGATTCTGGTTGAATACGATTGATTTGTTGAACAAATATAGTTACATTCTTTTTAAGAGAATCAGTCATTTTTACCAATTCTTCATCTGATTCTCTAGCTTCTTGTAAAACACCAATTTCTTTTTCAATTGCATCCCATGAGTTAAACAAAGAAGAATATTTACTTCTTACGTAATTCATATCTTCTTGACATTTTTGTTCAATATTACCAAATATTTTTACAATTGTGTTTTTTATTTTTTGAGTAAAATCAGTCCAACCTTTTATCAATTCATCAGATACATCACCAATTTTAGATGCAATTCTATTTAATGACGACTTTAATGATGAAATAAATTCAATTTCAGTTAGTAATGTTTTACCTACATATATTTCTTCAAATATTGGATTTATATTTTCATTTTGAGGAAATACAGGAGCACCTCCACTAAATACTTTTCTTGGGTCTTCAATTTCTGGCGTTTCATCTTGTTTCAAAGATTGCAACCATTGATAGTATTTTTCTCTTTGTGCAGGTGTACCAGAAAAACTTTCTTTATCTGGAAGAATATCAAAAGCACCTTTCATTCTTCCAATACGATAAGAATCACCACCGGCTTTTAAAGAAACCATTGCGAATTTCTTTCCAGTACCAGTTATTTCACATAAACTATCATCCAAAGCAGATACATTTTTATCTTTTAACGCAGTTTCAATTTCCGAAATGCTGCAGTTATATAACAATACTACATCTGCGGTATTTTCTTTTTTCTTATCTTTACTAGCATATCCACTCTTATTAAATGAATCGTAAAACTTTTTAATGTCTTGATGAATAAACCCACTTGGCTTTGAAGTAGTAATATTAGCTAGAGTTACAGATGTACCAGATGCGAGTTCAATTCTTGATTTTATATCAGCATAATTTTGATATAATCTACTTTTTTCTATTAACTTATTTGCTCCCGCATCATTTAAAGATTGAATGTTTTGTAAAAGTTTTTCAATCTCTTCTGATAATTTTATCCATTTTAATATAGTTTCTTTTTCTTTTGAATAATAATCTCCATTTTCACCGAAGATTCTATATAATGGAAAACTTTCTCTAAGAGGTTGACTAAACGGCAAAGGCATTACTGTCTCAACCTCTTGTAACTTAACTTGTAAGTCTTTTAATTTTAAATTCGTGTCAGTGCTCATTCGTATATATAAATATTGATATATACACGAAAATCAAAGTTTTTAAATATCTATCACCATCATATTATCATAATTCTTACCAATATAACATTTTACTGGAAATTGATTATTTGACATCAATCGCTTTAATTCAATAAGAGTATCTTTTTTGTCTTCTTTATTACAATCAAACAAAACACTATCGTATGTGTATAATATAGCTTTAGTTTGTTTATTATTTAGATATTCATTTACTCTTACTAAAGATTCCATTCCAAATTCAGTTTCACTTGCTTGTAAAATATAATTAAATAACTTATTTGGACTTGGATCGTTAATGTGATTAGTAGTGATTCTTCGTTTATAGATAGGAGTTTCTACATAACCATTTTCATTGAAAAAATTCCATCTATGAGCAATATAATCACTCATTTTCTTAAAATAAGGTATTTCCATCAATTCAGATGGAATATTACCATACATACATTGAAATGTAAGATTCTTTGACGCTCTTATTTCATCAACCGTCAATGTTTCCTTACCATAATACAATTTACCAAGATACTCATAAGCATTGTGAGGTAGATTGTAATTAATCAGTTTAGCAACTAGATGGGGGTGGTAGGCGCTATAATCAATCATAAACAACATGCCATCGTAACCATATCTACTAATAAACGAGGTTCTACATTCATTTTCTTTATTTAAAGCACTATAGTTGACGTTACCGAACCTATTACTGGGTCTTCCTGTAGCAGTATATATGTTATATTGTGTATAAACATATTCATTCTTATCTTTGACTGTTTTGTTCTCAAAATGCCTATTAAACAATTCTACGTCAACTTTTAACCCATTGTATTCAAGTATTCTAAGATTTTCAGTAACTGTGTCATTTATACTATAAAAACTTTCATCAATTTTAACGGATTTAAGTCTAATTAAGACTGCTTCGTACATACTTTCAAACTTTTCCAGATGTTTTACCATTGGAATTGCTTTATTTAATTCTCCATACTTTTGAAACTTAGTTTTAATTACATTGTGTGCAGTAGTATCAAATTCGACGTAATCATCAACTTTACCATCACTAATAAAGAAAATAATGTTAATATCAAATAGATTTTTGATTGGAAACAAATGTAAACACTTTTTCTTATCAAAGACCCATTTTTTACCTTTTAATTTGTTAAAATCATTAGTAAGTGTATCTTTATCTATAAAAAAGTTACAATCTGGATGCGTTAAATTTATAACATATGTAGTTTTAAACTTAATACTATAAACCAAAACCATACACAATTCATCTATACACGGATGAACTTTATCATCTGATTGAATACATTCTAAAATAACATCCGATGAATTGTGACTTTCTAAGAAATTAATATATGATTGTTTATCTAAACACACCATGTAACGAATATAACACTATAAAAAGTAAAGTCAATTATTTACCGTTCCAAAATTCAAGAGGATTATTCAAATAATTCTTGATTCCTTTTATTCTTTTCTCAACATCATTTAGTGTTTGTGTATTTTGTTCTTGTACTCCATTTAATTCCAACACTTTATTTTTATATTGATTATTTTTAGGTCCAGTTATTATCCATTTAATATAAATTTTATTATAATATTGGGTATGTATATTGTCGTATTTATCTTTATTTACTTCCGTAATCATTAAATCATTTATTTTTTGAATAAAATAACGATAAATATATCCTTTTTTATAATTATTTGAATTAGGAATTGGTTTGAAATAAGAAGGATATGTTTGATTGGACATATCTATTCCACCTATACTAATATACTTTGATGGTATTATCATATCAATTTGGATTATTATTTATAGTATATTCATTTACACCGTCAGTTGTAAATGTAATTGCTTTACCTCTTATAGAACGAATGCCTGCTTTAATTGTAGTTGTCCAATTTCCATTTTCAATTTTGTGCGTTACATCTACAATTTGACATAAAATTTCTCTTTCTGAATATGGACTTGGTAAATTTTTAAGACTAAACATCTGAAATGTTCTTAAACCAGAAATACCTTGCAATGTCATTTCAACAGTAAAACCTGGCTGTTGTCCTCCGTATATATTACTATTGTTTTCAAAATCCATGTCGTTCATTATTGATATCAACAACGCTTCATTTGGTAATACTAAATTAACAATATTCCATCCAGTTTCTTTTCCTCCAGATGGTTTATTTGTAGAAGTAGTAGTTCTTGGTGAAGATGCTGCGGCTCTTGATGGAGGTGTTGAATTGTTTGGGTTTAATGGCCTTGTAACTCTAGGTCCAGCCTGAAGAGCGGCTGCTGCTCTTGTACCTGGTCTTGTAGGGTTTGCTGGAATATTTGGAGTACCTCTTCCTCTAGAAGCTGCGTCAGCTCTTGATTGAGCAGGTGCACCTGCAGGTGCATAAGTCTTAAATGACATTATATAAGAACCATTTGTAGCAGAAGAATTTTGAGGAGTTTTTTGCAACTGTTTCATTACTTCAAGATTGTCATCGACCAATAATGATTTAGCTCTTTTTGAACCAGTAACTGGAGTAGGTGGGAGTAAATTAAATCTATCACCATATGGAAATAACAATGGTTGATTAGCAGATACAGTTCCATTTGGATTTTTTGTAGTTTTATTTGTAGATGATGATGCTATAACTTGATTTGCAGCTACATTTGAAAGTTGAGCGGTAAAACTTATATTTTTAATAAATTTATTCGTTGCACCAACGTCAAATTGATATATCTTTAATTTAGTATATTGAATAAACTTTTTATCAACTATTTTTAGCTTGTGATCATCTTCTATTACAGCAAGTTCCCAAATTTTACCTGCAGCATTATTAATTTTACCTAATAATGAGTTATAAAAATTTTCAACCGTATCTGAAGATTTAGCACATTCAATTATAACTTTTGTATTAACATATAAATCATTTAAATTTCCCCAATAACCTGCTGGTTTTCCCGAAAAAGGTTCGGCCGAATCCCATCGTGGAAATGATTTCATACCACTTTGTTCTGTTTTTTTAATTGTACCAGAAATTGGTTTACTTTTATCTCCTAACTTATTTGAATATCTAAATCTATTAATAATACCATCCAAATTATCTCTAAATATTGCACCTCCTGTTCCAACTTCTATATCACTGTCTACTTTTTGACTAAATGGACCTAAACTTTTAGGCACTTCAAATGAAAAAGTTTCCGAT